ACGCTGAAGCACAATATATGGATGGTTTATCGTATTATTTTAAACAAGGGAAATATGACGCACTCGTTGAAACTGCCGATAGAATCGAATTAGCAGACGGTTGCGCTGATTTAGCTTGGGTGGCTATTGGTTGTGGATTCAGCCAAGGCGCAGATATGCAAGGCGTGATTGATGAAGTCGCACGTTCAAATATGTCTAAGCTATCAGAATGCGAACTATGCAATGGAACTGGTAGCGTAGGAATTGATAAATGTCCAGTATGCGAAGGCCGAGGATTGATTGCGGTTAAAGACGTTAATGGAAAAATCGTGAAGCCGAGCGATTGGACTCCGCCAAATCTAGAACCATTTATCTGCAAGGAGTGATGTAATGAGTAATGAATGGATTGAATGGGACGGTGGTAAATGCCCAGTGTCGGATGGAATAATGGTTGATTTTGTGATGCGGAATGGTCAAGTCGATACATGGGAAGGTTCAGATTTGCGATGGAATCATGAGCTTTCTGGTGGTGATATTGTCCGTTACCGCATATGCGCAGAACAATCTGTCACTAGCACATCCGCGCATCCATTATCTGCAATCTTTGATGCTGCATTAGCTCAAGTAACCAGCGGCAAAGGTAAAGAGCGTCATGGGAACGGCGTTGAATTCATGGAGCAACCGTGGCTATCTCTTGCGAATACGCACGGCAATGGATTCTTGACAGGGCAAGCAGCCAAGAAGCTTGCAGAGGCTCAAGGCATGGAAGAATATGACCGATGGGAACGCGAAATGCTCGGCTCTATTGTCTATTCAACAATGGCGATTATTCATCGAAGGATGAGCGCAGAAAATGCCAATGTTCCGCCGAAAGTAGATAATGAATGGATTGAATGTCATTGTAGCAAATGTCCAGTTGATGACTTCTGCGAAGTTGAAGTAAAATTGAGAGATGGAACCGTAACTTCAGGTGCGGCGATGGATTTTATATGGACGAACAATGGAGCTAATTATGACATCATCCGTTATCGCATAATGAGATAAACCATGACACAGACACGACTAGGCTCTTTCATCGAAACTTCCATCAATCTATGCGTGGGCTTTATCATTAACTTCACAGCCAATTGGTGTATTCTCCCAGCGTTCGGGTTTCACTCTCTAACGCTTGAGACTAACTTCTACATAGGCCTAGCATATACGGTAGTATCGTTAATCCGACAGTATTGCATCCGCCGATGGTTTGCGGCAAAGTTGCACTTCTTTTCGATTAGGATTGCGGAATCGGTGGAGAATAAATAATGGAATACTATAAAAAAGAATATAAAGTTGTCCAACATCCAGAAAAAGATAAATTTACAGAATTAGTAAATGATGACATTAAAGACGGATGGAACCCACAAGGAGGAGTTTGCTTTACTAAAACAGGAGTTGATGGATTTCCATTCTATCTTTCTCAGGCGATGGTAAGGAAAATAATCATTAATAAATAAGGGATAAATAATGGAATGGCAAACAATAGATACTGCGCCTAAAGATGGAACTATTGTTGATGTTTGGGCGTGGATGAGATATACAAATGCACGATATCTCAATGGAGTATGGGAATTTGATTCTCCAGATAGTGGATATACAGAAGACATCCCAAATAATCCTACTCATTGGATGCCATTACCCAAAGCACCTAATGAATAACAACAAAGCATAAACAATGCTAAAATGATCGCATGGCAAGACCTAAAGCATTATCAGAGAAAAAATGGGAAGAAGTAATAAAGAGAGTTCCCCCGCTTGGCACTGAATCCATACGTTCAGTAGCTAAGGAATATGGTATATCCGAAGGCACGATTCGTAAGCGCGTAAATACGCATGAGAAGCCTATTTTAGCTCTTGCTAATCAAATAGCTACGGCGGAGATAGAATTTGAGAGCCTTCCAATAAATACGCAAGTGAAGGTGCGTAATTTAGCCGATGAGATGAAAGGCATGAATGTAGATTTAGCGAGTGCCGGAAAGCTAAACGCGCAGACAATGAGGATGTTCTCTAAAGCCGCCCATGATGCTACATCCAAGATAATGTTCAAGGCTATGAGTGATGATGGGGAGACGGTTAGCCCTGAGAGATTGGCAGAATGCGATGCAGAGCTGATGCCTGTAATGAAGTCATTGCAGATGGCTAATGAAGCAAGCAAGATACCTTTGAAACTTGCTGAGATTTCAGCCAAAGGCTCGAAAGAAGAAGATAAGCCGAAAGATGACGATAAACCCGTGAAGTTCTATATCCCGCAAAATGGCCGATGACTTAATCGAGATTAGGCCACAAGCAGGAAAGCAGGAAATGTTTCTTAGTAATCCTGCCGATATAGCCATATATGGGGGCGCAGCGGGTGGTGGCAAAAGCTTTGGACTATTGCTTGAACCATTGCGCCATGTAACAACCAATAGCGGCTTCTATGCAGTATTCTTCCGAAGAAGCACAACACAAATCAGAAATCCGGGCGGCCTATGGGATGAGTCTGTTCAATTATATCCATACGCCGGAGGTATTCCTGTTCAAACCATTCTTGAATGGAAATGGAATGGCGGCGGACGAGTCAAAATGGCGCATCTTGAACATGAAAAGACAGTCTCAGAATGGCAAGGCAGTCAGGTTTGCTTGATTGGGTTTGATGAATTGTGCCATTTTACAGAGACACAATTCTTTTATATGTTATCCCGTAATCGTTCTAAATGTGGAGTAAGACCGTATGTTAGAGCGACTTGCAATCCTGATGCTGATAGCTGGGTGGCTACATTCATATCATGGTGGATAGACCACAATGGATATGCGATTGAAGAACGTGCTGGCGTACTAAGATGGTTTGTCCGTATCAAAGGTGAAATAAAATGGGCGGATTCTAAAGAAGAATGTATAGAATTGTACGGTAAGAAAGAATTGGCAAAAGACCATAAGAGACAAGTTAAACCTAAAAGCGTTACATTCATCCCTGCAAAATTAGACGACAATCCCGCGTTAACTGAAGCAGACCCAGACTATGAGGCAAATCTAGATGCGTTAGATATAGTCAGTCAAGCAAGGCTGAAAGATGGCAACTGGAAAATCAAGTGGGATTCCGGCATGGAGATATTCCGTGAACAATCCTTGCTGGATGAAAATGGTCTACCTGTTGATGCGCCCGAAAATGGGGATTATGTCTATTGCACGATAGACACGGCTATGAAGGAAGGCGCAAAGAATGACGGCACGGCGGCGGTATATTGGCTGCGATCTAAATACAGCGGCGCACCTTTGACTATTCTTGATTGGGAATTCTTCCAGATGGAAGGCTCATTGCTGGAGTTTTGGCTTCCTAGCGTGTTCGTTCGCTTGAACGAATTAGCGGTTAAACATAAAGCGCGGCATGGCTCAATCGGGGCCTTCATCGAAGATAAAAGCAGCGGTACAGTGATTCTGCAACAAGCACAACGTCGCGGCCTGCCAGCAACGGCAATAGATGGGAAACTTACCGCATTAGGGAAATCAGAACGCGCCATTTCCGTGAGTGGTTACGTGCATCGTGGGAATGTCAAAATCTCAAAAGAAGCGTATAATAAGGTAGTTACCTATAAAGGCAATGCGAAGAATTATCTAATCCATAACGTGACTAGCTTCCGTGTTGGAGTGGATAATAAGCAAGATGACACGACTGATGCGTTTACGTATGGTGTATCAGTGGGCTTAGGTAACAACGACGGCTTCTAGACTTGGAGATAACAAATGATTGAGTTTGACGGGCATCTATGTCCTGTATGTCGCGGCTCTGGCGAATCAAAGAGCGCAGAGGATGAATTCATCTGCCCTGAGTGCGATGGCGAAGGCTATATAGCCGATACTGTGCGAGTTAAGTCTAGCAAGAAAGCGGAGGAATGAAATGGATGAAGCGAAAATGCGAGAATTATTTGAGACATGGTGCAAGGATGAAATTAGAGCAGCCATGCTTCCGTTAGAGCGATATCCTAATGATGCATATGTTGATTCTAGAACATACATCGCATGGTACACATTTAAAAACTCTATTGCTTTGCTTGAACAATAATTTAACGAATCGATTAAAAAATAACCATTAACCATTCCCCGTTGAGATAACGGCACGAAGGAAACATCATGGCAGAGATACAACTAAGCGGAATCAATGGCACGAATCTCGGAAACGGACTGCAATCGCTTTTAATGTCCGACAATATCGTGCCGGGTGAAGCTCCGGGATACGAAACGGCGAAACAAATATATTTATTCCATCCATTAGGTGCCAAGATGGTGGAAACACCAGTCAATCTCGCCATGAGCCAGAAGCGTGAGATTAGCATTCCTGACAGCCCCGAAACAATGGTCAAGGATGCTTTCGAGACTGAGTGGAAGAAGCTCAGAATCGACTTCTACATCAAGCAAGCCATGTACATCAAGCGCACATATGGTATCGCGTCGGTCATCTATGGAGCTAAAGACTTCCCGACTGACGAGCCTATGCCAATGGATAAGCTGGCGGACTTGCAGCTTTACTTTAATGTCCTAGACCCGCTGAATACTGCTGGTAGTCTGGTGATGAATCAAGACCCCAACGCGCCAGACTTCCAGAAGTCAACATCAATCACCGCTGCCGGACAGTCATATCATTTCAGCCGCTCA